TATCAACTTTGCTATCTTTTGCTTCCATAGCCGTTTTTAGCATCTGATTTGCTGTTTCTAGCAACTTAGCACCAGCATGTACTTCTACATTCATTCCTAATTGAAGTAAATCATTGAATGCATCCAGAGCCTTTTGATGAATATCATCCATCTCTTTATCATGTTCATTAAGGTCTTTAACCAGAGGTAATGCGTTGTCAATCTTCTCAGTAGTCTTTAGTTCAGCATATAGAACCTCTGTTAATGCTTTTGACTCTTCAATTGAGGGAGTTTCTTCAGTAGTTTCTTCTTCTACTTTTTCTTCTGCTGGTTCAATATTGAAGGTTTCTTCTAATTTTTTTGTCATAATATACGTTCTTAATTAATTATATACGTATTTATCAAAATAAAATTATTTATTTTTGCGGACTTTTGGCTTCTTGGTGTTTGCGTAGATATCATTCTCATTGAGAACTCTAAATTTCATACCTCTTTTTCTCGCCCATTGTGTTGCGGCATCCCACTTAGCAAAGTTTACTGCAACTTGTGCCTGTTGTGCCCTACTCTTTGCGAATTTAGGATTAGATTGTGTGCTTGGTTTTATTTCAATCAGTTCAGCATTTTTCTTACCTTTTGCATCTCTGTACACGATAACAAAATCAGGAACATATGTTGTAACTTTACTAGTTAACGGATTTTGATATGTAATTCTAACTGGCTCACTTGCCCATGCCATAACATTTGGGTTTGTGTCACAGAACTGCATGAAAGTCTGTTCCCAACTGCTTCTAAAAGTGGGCGTTCCACTTCCTGAGTACTTTGATTGATTTAATATTTGATATTTTCCTTGATGGAATTTTGTCATTATTTAATAATTGCCCTTGCGACATAAGTGTTCGGTTTAGTAGGAGTCATTTTTCCCGTCTTATATCCGAATCGCAAAGCATTATTAAAGACGAATGACCCTAAATCATTGAAAGAAAAGTCTTCAGAAATCTCATCTACAAAATCATATGGATTTATACCATATGTCTTTGCAACATTTGTAAGTTCTACTGCGTACAGTTCTGCTTTGGCTTGAGGGAATCCCTTTTTCAATAATTTAGCAGTTAAGACATCTAGTTTCATTTGAATTTATCCTTTATTACTTGACTTACGCCCGGAGAATACGGTGTGTTTGTGCCTCTTTTATACACAGTCTCAACTATATCGGGTAATCGTTCAACTATTATAGCAGATGTCGATTTACTATTACTTGAACGACTTGTATTGACGCTATCTGTTATCTTTGAGCCATCAACTGTTCTTCCTGAAATTCCTTCGAGAAGTCCATTTATTGCAACATCACGCAATACATTTTTCAATCCACCAGGACCAAATAAACTATTATTAACATTACTGACACTAAAAGAACGTTTACCAAAGAATGATGATACTAATTCATTTATCATTGAAGATCCTAAATCTAATTGCGAATACGAGGGTAACGAATCTACCGCTGGATTACTATTTCCAAATCTATCACCGAATCCTGCAACATCTGGATTCTCATATGTTGCTTCATAAGGAGTGGCGAATATCTGATTATCATCTACACTAGGCGGAGTTGATTTCATATATCTATTTCTTCTTGCTATATCTATTGCGCCAATGCTATCTTTTAATTCTTTTGTTAATTCTTCAATATTTTCTGAATCTGGATTTTCATTGGCTATATTCCATAACTTCATCAAATTATTAAGTTTTCTAACTTCTTCCTTTGCATCTCTTCCTTCATTGGTCAAATCACGTTCTTCTTGGGACTTTTTATTAATTCTATCCTCTTCGAAGTCCTCAATAATGTCTGGTCCACGGTCTTTAGATGACGTTTTCTTAAAGAGGTTGGCTTTAAAACCTGCTCCATATTCATACTCAAAAGGATCAGGATAAATTTCTGGAATATGTTTATTAGTAGATGTCAATTCACGCAACATATAATCCATCCCCAATGTCATCCAATCTGGGAAATTTGCTTCTGCTTCGTTTGAGATTATTATGTTTTCTGGTTGAATTGACATATCGACTGTTCTTAGTTCAGAGATACTATAATCACTTGATGAAAAAGTAAAATTGGTAACTAATGGATTGATTAAATCAATTTTCTGAATTGTTCCTGCACCTGCGTTTGCTGACCTGTTTCCTGGTCCTGCTTTATCAAGGTTACCGAAAAAGTGATATACTGTTATTTTTTCAAAATGTTGATGATAATAATTGTGCTTATCATCGGGAATCTTTCTACCATGCATATGAGAACTTGTTAGAACTTCTTCTGCATTTGCTGATGTAAATTTAGCATCTTGATTCTTAAAAAATTTACTATATATATCTTCTGCCATTCTGAACATTCTACCATCAACAGTATCATACATAGAAATTGTTACTTCTGGAAAGTCAACACGGGTTGGAACATAAATTCTTTTGCCATATTGGTCAACTGGCATCGTAGATGTCATAACAGAAATATGAGATACTGATTTTGCCAATCCGGAAATATCGAGTGTCGTACCTTTATTGCCTGAAACTGTCTTATATTCTATAAACCATAAGTCAGACAGTTTAGGAGAGGACTTAATTGGTGTGCCTGGGGCACCATGATATCCAAAACGCCATTTGGCGTTACTACTATCTGCTAAGATTCGTTTGCCTTTTTTGACATTCTGTCTTTCATCAGCCATTTTGTAGTGACTCTCTTATTAACCGCCTTGTGTTCCACCTGGATACGAAATAACATCAGGCATAATATCATCATTCAATACTGCGTTATCGTATTGAAGTGTCAATGTAATCGTAACTGGATCTGAAACTGCGTAATCAGTTTGAGAATAATCAGCGTTTGTAACGAAACATCCTTCTAATTGCCATTGTTCAGTCGCATTGCCAGAGTTACCATCTAAGATTTCAATCAATGTAGAAAACTTATAATTAGTTCCTGCTGATGGTCCTCTTTGACTTTTATGGTCTAACTGTTGTTGAACTTGACGGCCAACTAACTTAGTTAGATTGTTCGCTATATCATCACGTAGTGTTATTGTAATTGGTTCCCAAGTGTGCTTACCCATAACATACATACGTGAGTTGTATGAATCTAATGGAATTGACTCATGTGATACCTTTGGACGGGATACATTCATAACCTGTCTTGTGAATTCTGATGTTGACGGTACATTTACTCCACCAAAACCAGCAACTACTACACGGAATCTATAGTTTAGTTTTGGTTGTAGAATACCAGTACCTGTGGCTGCATCTCCGGTATCTAAAGGTACACCAAAATTGTTTAATGTTCTTGCCATTTTCTCTATCTCCTATAATTAGTGTTTGATTATGGTTTTAACAGTAGTATTTATCTATTTTACTCATAATTAAGTTTGTAGTTAAAAAACACTCAATATGAACCTAAAAATCTCTTATTACAACCACACTTGCATCCTGCTTTACAGTCGCAATCTATAACTTTATGTCCACATGAACATATTTCGTTTTGAAAACTATCTACTGCTCTATTATAAGATGAAGTTCCAAATCTAATATGTCCTTCGTTTACTTCCTCTCTAAGAAACTCTTTTTCAAACTTTAAATAATTCTCGTGTTGATTATTTTCAGGAAGATAATCATCATCTACCCATTCAATTTGCTCTGGATCATGTGTACGTTTTGAGCCACAATGAGTACAGAATAATTCTTTTGGTACCCATTTATCTGATGCCGCAACTGTCCAAAAACCATTACAAGATTGACAAGTGAAATGCCAAATTGTTTCTTTATATACTTGCATCCTCCTTTCCCCTCAATTCTTTTTCTAAGTCATCAATCAACTTAGTAAATTTCTGCTTATATTGACAGTTTATTAGTATAGCCTTATGTATATTCTTGTAATTTACTAACAAGAGTTCCATAGTTTTTTTACTTAATTGCACTGTCATTCTCAAATATATTTTCTTCTCGTTCACAAGTATTTGATTCTTGCGTTACTTCTCCTTTTTTAAACTGTTCTAACCATTGCTGTACTTTTGATAATGGGTCTTCGTCTGCTTGATATTTAATTCCAAGTCCACCATTATTCATCCAGTTCTGAATGTTTCTACCCAAGTCATCAATTAATATGTTTGGAGTGCCATCTGGTTGTGTAGCATATGCACCTTTATTACTAGATATAATAGTTTCTTTTGGTTTAATCTTTAATTTTCTTCCAATCCAATCTATCTTATGCTTTGTACTGTTCTCATCATCATATCTAAGTGGCGAACTTAATATTTTATATGAGCCAAAATTATTTATAACCATTTGAATTAATTTATCTGCTGTAGGAAATTTTGGAAGTTTAGCAAAAAAATCTGTGCCAATCATTTTGTCCAGTGTTTTGTCAACGTTTGCTGGCGGAATATCTTTATAATTTCCTGTTTTAATTCCTGCCAACTTTGCCCACTCAGAAAAGAAATCTGCTAGAACTCCATCCATATCCAGATAAACAATCGGTTTGCTTTCTGGTTTTTCTGAAATTATCTCTCTAATGAGCATCTTTTTCTCCTGATGATTTTGTTGCTAATAATCTATCACCAACATCAGTAACAGTGATATCAGGAAAGAACTTCGCAAGAGCAGTCCATATTTTTCTACCAGCAGATGTTTGTCCTTTATCACTATATAATTTAGGTGTTATCTTATCTAATATATAATTATAGAATTCAGTTGCTTTTACTGTGCCATTTGACCTAACATTACCAACAGCAAGTCCATCTTGATACTTTGACAATGCGAGATATAAATTTGGAACATCATCTTTTACTAAAAAATAAAGTTCATAACCGCCTGACAAAAGAAACTGCATAACATCAAAACCTTTAAATGAATCAATCTTTTTGCCCTTTACTTTTTTTGGCGCATGTTCTTTGTAAAAATAATCAAGACTTTGTTGTATTTTATCTGTTGTATTCATATCAGATAAGCCAGCAAAATCTCTAGGTCCTTCAGAAATTATCTCTCTAATGAGCATCTTTTTCTCCTGCAAATGCATCTGGTGTTTCAGTCTTAGTCCAAGGACCTCTTTCCATATACTTAGAACTGACTGTGACTGTTTTACCAAATAGTTCTTTTGGAGAAAGTATCATAATGTTGTATTTTCTACTTGCATTATCAACACCAGTTACTTCAATTTCTATTTTATCATATTTTTTACCAGCAAAAGTGACACCATGACCAGTCATAAATGTATGTACTGCTTCAGTTATTCCTTCTACAAGTTCATAATGTTGTCCTAAATAAAACTCAAGTCTAGACCTAGGAACTCTTACTATTTTATCATCTTTTTTAAGTGTAACAAACTCTTCTCCTTCGTTTACTGATGTAGACATAATGACTTCTGGCATTTTCATACTAGAAACATCTTTACCTATACTGTCTTTGTATTCTTTAGCAAGTTGGTCTTGCTCTTCTGGATTGTCTGTTCTGTAATATTTGTTTGCTATAGCCATATCAGCAACAATCATATCTGTTGGTGCTTTTATCAATGTTGGCTTATAATGAACAATTTTCTTGGCATCTTTATTTGTTAAACTATAGAATGTACTTTCCCATTTGTCAGGATGTAATGCATACATGCCATTTCTTTCTGGTACTATATCTGCTAGAGTATCATCACCTTTATGAAACTTTCCTAAACCAGATAAATGAACTAACATGTCATCGCCAACTGGTTGCTTTAGATGATATTCTAATCTTCCTCGTTGAGTACCCAAGTCTGAATTCTCTTTTAACAATTCATCTTTTGTAGCAGTGAAGTTACTTTGTTTCCACTGTTGCTTTAGTTGACCGAGTTTTGCACCCATTTGTGGTCCTGGGTTCATACCTTTTGCAATTAAATCTGCTCCTGTCACAGGAAAATCTGGTACTTCTGCATCTATGTTTACATCTTTGCCTTGCAGAGTTGCTAGTGCTGAAATTAAATCTTTATTAACTCCATCAGCAATCATATCTTCTACTTTCTTTTGGTCAAGTGAATTAGTTTTGTTCTTAGTTAGAAAGTCTAGTAATACTGCTTCGTTATTGCTCAATCTCCAACGTTTTGCTATGTCTACTGTGTTACCCATCTGTGCTAATGCTACAATAGAGTTGCCTTTATCTTTTACTTTGTTTAAATCGTTTGTTGATAATCCTATAACTTTACTGACGCCTGTTTTAGTCATGTGGTCTAAGACATTAGCAACATTGTTACCTGCAAGAACTTTGCTCATTTCTTGCCAAATACGTTCTGCACTTATTTGTTGTAAACCTTTTACGTTTGAACTGATTGCTTTTAATGTATCTTCATTCCAACTTGGTGTTGAAAGTCTGCCTTGAAATCTGAAGTATCTCAATATACGTAAATAATCTTCTTTGATACGTTCATCTGCATCGCCCACGAAATTACTGACTTTATCTTGTAAATCATCCATTCCGTTAAAGTAATCAAATACATTACCTTCCATATCCATGCTCATAGCATTATATGTTAGGTCTCTACGTTTAGCATCTTCTTCCCAACTTTTAACAAACTCAACTTCAGCATGTCTGCCGTCTGTTTCTGTGTCTGCTCTTAGTGTTGTGATTTCAAATGGTTCTTTGTCTAAGATTGCTGTAATAGTGCCGTGTTCTAATCCTGTAGGTTTGTGTCTAATGTTTGCTTTATCAAGTATAGCAATCATTTCGTCTGGTGTTGCGTCAGTTGCCAAGTCGATATCTTTAGGAGTCTTGCCTAAAGCAAGGTCTCGAACAGCACCACCAACTATTCTTAATTCATATTTGTTGCTCTTAAAAACTTTATCTAACTTTTTGATAGACGAATTTACCACAGACTTTACGTCTAGTAATTCTTCGTGTAATATGACTTCATTTATTCGCATAACTGTATTTATCAGTTACTATAAGTCGCCCAATAAAAACCCCTCACTAAGGAGGGGTTTTAATCTAAACTCTCTAGTTTATATTATAGTGTTTCGCCTGTGTTTCTGATACGAAGTGGGATGTAGATAAATTCAACTGCTTTCGCTGGTTGTATTGCTACGTCTACCCATAATTCATTTCTGTCGATACGTGCTGGTGTGTTATTTGAATCATCACATACAACTAAGAAGTCATATAAACCTCTATCTGTGACAAGTCCACCACAAAAACGTTCAACTGCATCTCTCATATTATCACGAGTAATCTTATCGTTTTGCTCGAATAAGAATGAACGAGACATAGTATCTAAATTATGACGCATATAGTTAACTAAACGTGCAACATTTACTCTATCTAGAGCAGTTGAAGTTGCTTGTGTAGTCTTCTGACCATATACTGCCATTCCTGTATTTGGAAAGTCTGCAATTGGATTAATTCTTGATGTGTAAAGAACATCACGTTGGCCTTCACTTAATTGTACTTTAACAAATTCATTTTCTGAGTTTACATAACCAAGTTGTGATGCGTTTGAAACTACACCACGTGTAAGTCCTGCTGGAGCAAACCATGGAAATGATACTTGGTCTGAGAATGCATAAGTTCTTAATGCAATCGCTGATGAAGGCATAACTACGTCATTGCCTGCCAAGTCAGTTGATAAACCATGCGGATAATAAATTGCCGCGTAAGTTTCTGCTGGTACATTTGCTGTAGCCCATGCTTTTAATGATGTTGAATCAGATTTCAATGTCATATCACAGTCGCCGATAACGAATGCTGTTTCTTTCTTATCTTTGTTCAACGTAATCATTTCATCCATCAACTCGTGGTATCCTGGAGAAGAAATCAAATTGAAATAAACTGCTTCAGAGCGTATTCCAGTATTTGCCGAAATTGCTGCCTGCATTGCTTCAACAACCATGTGACGTTGTGCAACTGAACCAAACTTGCCTGAACCATCAGTGTTTATACCTGAAGCCCATTCCCACTCACCGCCAGTATATGACTTAACATTGTAAGTAGAGTAGTCCATGTTAATCATCAATATGCCTTCCGGATGTAAATCTGGATTGGCCGCTGATGCGTGTGGAGTTGTATCATCACGTGCTGTGTCGGTTGCATCATAAGGTGCATCATTTAACCAATGACTGAACACTACTCCGTTTGTAGATGATTGGTCTGCATTGTCTAATTTGACCCATGCTGTACCTGAGTGACGATATACTGTAGGATAAGGAACAGCATCGCCGTCCATCCAGATATCACCTGCTACTAAGGCAGTGCCATCTTTTTGTTCTGTTGGAGCACTTGAGACTAGTTGTAACTCGTGACCGCCAGCCGCTGGTAATAGACCGTCTGTGTCTTCTGACCATGCTTCTTTTACCCATTTCATAGTTCCACTAACGTTTGTATTCTTTAGAATCTCAACTACTAGACTCGCATTGTACCATAAAGTACCTTCTGCGATTGTGCCTGTAATTTGTGTTGCTTTTGCTTGGTAAGATAATGCTTCCCAAACAGAATCAGAGAAATCAGTTGTAGTATCACTGAAACCTAAAGCAAGTTGACCTGCTGTAAATACTAACTTAAGTTCTTTGCCGTCCGTCTTAGTGAAGCGAATTTTGTCTGTTCCAATCTTTTCAACACTAACATTTTCTGTATTTAATGCGGCACTTCCCTGCATGTCACCAATTAAGGCATCTAGTCCGTTGCCTGCAGTGCTTGAGAATGCTACACCTTCTAAAGTAAATGCACATACGATACTTGTTGTGCTTGGAAGTGCGCCAGAAGTAAGACTTGTTGTAGTTCCACCTGTGTGACGTTTTAATTCCCAATAGCCTGTTGTTGCATGAGGTTGTGTATAGATATCACCTGTAGAAATCAAAGTTGCTGATGCTGTGTCATCATCTGCATGAATTGGTGCTTGTATAGTAGTGAACAATCCTGAAGTAGAACTGTAAGACGCTACTTGTACATCTAAACCACCACCTTGTACTGTTGTACGTACATATAAGTCGCCTGCCTCTAGTGCAGTAGTGTCTGATTGTGTTGTAGGATCAAACATTGAAAATTGAAATTCAGATGCGCCTGTTCCCATTAATACCCAAGTAGCACCACTAGTTTTTTCATAATATCCAACTTTAGCAGTAGAAGTTACAATCGCAAGGTCGCCTATCGAGCCAAAAGTGGCTACTGGATCTGCGAAGCCGTCTGCGTTTATTGCCTCAACTTTTCCTGTTCCTGGTGTGTCGTTTAAAACTGTTGCAGAGGCTGCCGCCCATGCTGTACCAGACCATTTGAATAGTCCGAAATCTGTTTCTGAAATGTCATGCCAATGTGTGCCGTTTGTAATAACGCCTGCTGGCTCTATTGATGATGCTTCTAATTCTGCTAAGTCAACATCTGCTCTAATAACATAAGCGTTGTTAGATACTCCTAGATATTGATAAGCCGCTAGTAGGCCATACTCACTTGTTTCAGCGCCTTGAACCACTGAACCGCCAACTTCATAAAAATTAGGTTCGCCGAATGTCTCTGTTAACTCTCTCTGTGACGATACTAAAAAGGCAACACCTGCATTTGCTGGTGATGTACCAGTTGCTGTAGCACTGCCTGATGCGTCTGTTTTGTTACTTGCCGTAGCAATAACTAATAATGGTAGGGTACCTTGTGTAGCCGCAACGTATTGCGACTCATCACTTACTGTGACTGATACTCCTGGTGATACTAATGTAGCCATAGTATTTTCTCCTTGTTGATTTAATTACTAATATTAAATATATTTCGCTACTACTATTTAGTCAAAATCACGAAAAAACACTGTTTTTGGGGTTAACTACGTAGACAATACATCAGAAACTTTACTATATAAAGCCTTGATGGTGTCGTTGTTTTGAATAATTATATCGAACTGTTCATCGTTGTCTATCCATCTCCATTCGCTTTGATGTATCTCTGAATGATAGTCTTTCATTAGTGTCGAATCAGCATTGTAATTATCTTGTATTGCATATCCCCACCAATTAGGAAGTTCGCCTCGTCTGATATTCCAAACTTTGCCGTTGAGGGATTTTATAATTTTTATTTCATTAGGAAATCTTACATCAGGAACAATGTAATTGTTATCGGGATTATTAATTATCTCTTGTTTAACAAGACTAACCCATACTCCGTGATAGAATCCATTTCTCATACAATCTGTACCAAACTCTTGTAAGACTAATCTTGGTGTTATTTCTCTACCTGTTTCATTAGTCCAAAAATCATCAACAGTTTCACGCCAGTTTCTACTTTCTACAGTATCACCCTCTAACATAGAACGGTCCCAACCAAATACAGTTGCAACTCCGTCTTTGAGTTTATCTGCGAAACTTAACTTAATATAATTGTGTTCTTCAACTAGAATATCGGCAACTGTACCTTTGCCTGAGCCTATTAAACCAGTAATACCTATTATCATTTGATTTGTTCTCATGTGTAATATAATTATTATACCACAAAAATTGACTGTTTGTCAACCTTTTTCTGAGTTTATATTTCGGGTTTTTAAATCTTTTAGAATAGCATCTTTCATATCGTCAGTATAATCAAGCCAATCGAATATTTCAGTCATATGACGTTTACATCCAATACAGAAGTTATATTTGTTGTATTTACAGATACTTTGACAAGGACTTTTAGTGTTGAGTGGATGAAAAGCCACTATTAGCCAATCATGACACCTAACGGTGCAGAGCCATCGATATATAGTTTCAATTCAGTTTCTAATTTATCTATATCTGTCATTGCGTCCGCTTTCATTGTTTCACCATTTAATGAAACTCCACCTTGTGCGCCAGGAAGTGTGGCAAATTTAGAACGTGCTTCGCCAATCATTTTCTTACAATATGCTAATGCATAATCTCTCATCCACGATTTTAGATATGGGTCTGTTAGTAGTTGGTCATCTGGACGTTCTAAGTATACGTGAAGTAAAACAATTTCATCTGCTCTCATTTTTCTTAAAAGTTTAATCTTATGAGTATTTGGATTCCAAATAAATTGTATATCAGTCGCCGCAACTCTGTTTAGTGTTTCACGGTACTGAGCGAATAATTCGTATGTTGATATACCACCTACGTGATTGTTCATAAAGAAATATGAATTCGCATATGCTAATTCAAATGGGTCCATATCTACACCAGCAGATATACCATGACCGAACGAACGATGATGTATTCTTTTTACTTCTGTTATTTCTGCGGGAAGAGTGTACTCATCTACCTCTTTTTTAAGTTCGATAGTGTAGAAGTCCTCTTCTACTGCATTTTCAGAACGTTGTCTAATCTTGTCTAATGCAATATCAACTGATAAATCGTAATGTTCTGGATCTAGTTCGATATCAATCATACCGTCACCAAGTAACAGTCTAATCTGTTTAATTACATCATTTTTTACTTTATTGCGTTGTTTTGGCATTATATGACCCTCAAAATATCGTTTGACCTATAACAGTATTTATCAAAAAACTTTTATAATCAAACTGTGAACATTAAATCTACCGTTCATTTTCACTTCAACAGTGGTAATAGCATCAAATTCTTTGTTTAATGAACGTTTTGCTACTTTCTTAAACGTTACTAATTGTTCAAGTGGCTTTCGAAGTGTCTTACATACACTTGTTGATGAGTCAAATCCTTGAATAGTTGTGCCCTTGACACTTAATCCTGCACCTTCTCTTTTTAATCCTTTAGGGTCAATATTACTAGCATGATATATTCCTAATTTTCTTGTCTTAGAATTATATACAATCGCGGCATTTGCCCCTATTAATTCAGTTGGATGAACACTAATTGATTTTGTGTCTGCGTGATGGTCTAGATATTTGAACTTACTGATTTGCTTTTCTTTACTTATTACCTTTTTCTTACGTGGTTTTCTTGTTACTTTTCCTTTTAATACAACATTCTCACATGCATCTCCTATCATTTTATACATCTTATAATGATTTCTTATTTCAGTCTTAGACATATGAGAATAACCTTCTTTAAGTTGATTATGCATATCCTTTTCGTGTACATTCATCTTCTTAACATCTGGTGGATTAAGAAGTTCATCAAACTCATTAAACATTGGTTCATATAATTTTGATATGATTTTAGCATGATTTGGTTTTGCATCAACAATCAATAATATTCTTTGAGGATTAAAGTCAGCCAACATTTCTTTTGAACCATCATAATCATAAACAAAATTATCAATATCCCATGCCATCTCTATTGACTTTCTCTCTAAGAGTTCTTGAATAGATGGCTTATATTTCTTAACTTTAGTTTTTTCTTCTACTGCTTTTTCTTTTTTAATTTTTTTACCAATTTCTATAATGCTATCTATATCATTTCTGACTTCTTCACTTACATCTTTTAATCCTTTTTCAGGATTCATAATACCACTCATTGTTTTAAAATATTCTGGGATGCCTTTATGATTCTCCGGCATTCCTCTTGATAATGCTCTAACAGAGCCACCTAGTGTACTTCTTGTTCGCCAATCTGGTGCCGCTTTATATGATGCAACATCTTCTTTAGTATATCCATTAGATAACATCCATTCTGTTACCCATGGAATAAAATCTTTTGTTCTATAGTAGTAACCATAGTAATAAGAAGTACGTGAACGTTCTCTGTAATAACGTTCCGCATTCCATTTATCTGAGTCCGTCCAAACAGGTTCAGAACCTGTAAATGCTTCATCAAGAAATTTTGATTTTCTAGTTGTCTTTTTTCTCTTTACCATGTGTTGTCACTATTCTCTCATACTTTTTATATAGCAATAATTATGTACATTATATGTCAGAGTTGTCAATTTGTCAAGTTTTTCGCTATTTAATGTTTAAATCTTGCTGTTTTTGTATTCATATCTAACTCTCTAATTCTTTTTATTAGGTTTACATCAAGTGCATTTATCAGTAATGCACTTCTAAAATTTTCACTATTATTTGGCATAGTACTATGTAATGTTCTTGTGTTATATACTAACGCATCACCAGGACTTGAAACAAATTGAAAACCTTTTGTCGTCAACAAGTCATTATATTCTTCTTGGTTATCTTCTATATCTTTATAGTAATATCTACTAAGATGTGAACCAGGTAAAATACACGTTGCTCCATTTTCTATTGTAAACGGATCTAATGGAATTATACACTGAACTCCAAATACTTCATCGTTCGTTATATGAGCATAATCTTCAAATCTATAGGGAGTATCAATGTGTGCCCTAGTTTTTTGACTCTTAGGTCTTGTCGTAATAGTGTCAACGACATGAATATCCCATTCTTTTCCTTGAAAAAACACATCAATGTATCTACTTAAATCATCGATTATTGGTCTCCACATCTCTTCTGGTGGCACTTTACTCCACCAGACATTATATTCTCTGCCTTTACGATGCTTTGCGTAATATATTCCATTTACAGCGTTTCCACGGTGTATATTCTCTGGGTTCATTGCCCACATTTTAAACTGTCTTACTGCAAATGGAGAAAGAAGTTCTTTTATTGATGTGTAATCTAAGTTATTCATTATTATATACCTTCCTAAATGTTTATTTATAAATTAAAAATTATATTACTATATTATAAGATAAATACACATAGAAGTCAAATTATGGAGAAAAATAGTTATGCCAAGACTTAGTTTATGGAATCCTAAAAAGGGTAACGATTACAAATTTATTGATAAGACGGTCAAAGCACATTTTGACCACGGTGGAACATCGCTTCTTATTCATAAGTATATAGGTTCACAAGATAAAGATGCGGCAGAATATGATCCGGCGTCTCCTGCAATACAAGATTTGCTCTTTTTAGAGAATCGTGACAGAAAATATGAAAAAGATTTATACGACTTAAGAGGCGTATATACAGTATCTGACCAAGATTTTGAATTATCACAATTCGGAATGTTTCTAGGTAATGACCAACAAGTGTTCACTCTCCATTTGAATGAAATGGTTAATCTGATAGGTCGTAAATTAATGACAGGTGATGTAATCGAACTTCCTCATATGCGTGAAGATATGATGCTGGAAGGCAATGACGGTGTTGAGCCTGATGCAGTTAATCAGTATTGGGTTGTACAAGAAGCAACAAAAGGTGCTGAAGGTTTTGATGCTGGTTGGTGGCCTCATATTTGGCGAGTTCGTTGTAAGCAATTACAAGATACACAAGAGTACTCAGATATTCTTGGTACTGGTGAAGAAGCAGATGATTTGAAAAACATTTTATCTACTTACAACAAAGAATTACAAATAACTGATGCTGTTGTACAAGAGGCACAAGACAATGTTCCTGGAAAATACTGGGACTACAGAACAAACAATTTACAATACGCTACTCAAAGCAATCATCCAGATGATGTAGATTACGCAACAGTGGCTCATGGAAGAAAGTTTCCTTCGTCACCAACTGATAATACATATTTCTTGAGAAGTGACTATACTCCATCGAGATTATTTCAATATAGAGAGAATAAGTGGTACAGAATTAACGATGACGATGGTGCATGGGAAGTTGGACATGCATTACATCATCAATTTATTAACAATAGTGGTTCAGTAGTGTTAGATGACGGAACTATTATTACATCAAAAGTCAATCTGTCAAAAGCAGTAAGACCAAAGGTAGACCCTTAAGAAGGATAAGACATGGCACAACAACATTTCTATGACAATCAAATTCGAAGATATATTTTACAATTCGTAAGAATGTTCAGCGGATACACAGTTAAAACTGGAAAGAAATTGAACGATGGAGTAACTGATTATTATATCAGAGTACCAGCAAGATACGGTGATGTATCAAGAATGGCGGCAACTATTCTCAAAGGAAACTCTGAGAACGTAGTAAACTCTGCTCCATTTATTGCCTGTCACGTACAAAGTTTAATACCAGACAGACAACGACTACAAGAGCCGTTTTTCCACGATGCTGTAAGTGTTAATGAAAGAAAATTTGATGATAATACTCAATCATATACTGCTGAAACTGGAAACAAGTATAACGTAAGACGAATGATGCCTGTTCCTTATCTACTCAATATGCAAGTTGATGTATGGACTTCTAATACTGACCAAAAGTTACAATTACTTGAACAGATATTAGTTCTATTTAATCCTGCATTAGAGATACAACATAATGATAATCCAGTCGATTGGACTACTATTACCGTAGTAGAAATGACTGACTTACAATGGTCTAGCAGAGGCATACCCGCTGGTATTGAAGACCAAATTGATATCGCAACAATGATATTTCAGATTCCTGTTTGGATTAATCCACCTGCACAAGTATCAAGACAAAACGTAATTAGAAATATTATTAACAATATATACACCTACACAGATTTAGATTCAATCGATTATGACCCCGATGCATTTGAGTTCTTCGCTGATTTAAAAGCACAGTCAAGTGTTATTGTTACACCAGGTAACTATGCTTTAAAAGTATATGAAGAAAGTGGTTCTACCTTGGCTAAGGTATATGCAAACGGAAATTATGACGATAATATCACATGGCAAACTGTACTTGACCAATATGGAACATTAGATAGTGGAGTATCAAGACTTCGATTAAAATATCACGGAGAAGTAGAGGACCTTAATGCTGATGTTATTGGTACGTTGGCGACTACAAGTGACGATACTGAATTAGAGTTCGCAATAGACACTGCCACGTTGCCGACCAATACTATAACCGCAGTTGATAAGGTCATTAACGCCTCTACTGCCAAACCTGGGTTTTCTGGTATTCCTGCGGAAGCATCAGGTCAACGATATCTAACATTAAATGCTGCCGAAAGTAGCAGTGTATGGGGAATTAACATAGCATCAAATGATATTATAGAATATAATGGAACTGCATGGGTAGTTAGTTTTGATGCGAGTTCTAATGAAACACGTGAATATGTAACTAACGCATTTACATCACAACAATTTAAATTTGAGAAGGGAGAATGGACTGATACATTCCAAGGAATTTACGAATCAGGTTATTGGAGACTTGAACTAGTAACTACTACACCATAATGAAAGAATCAAAAATCAAAGCCGCTGGCGGATGTATAATAGCAAAAGACACCCATCGTATACTTCTACAACAACGAGCAATAAATGGAACATATCCCAGAAATTGGGGATTCTTTGGTGGTAAAGTAGAAAACTATGAAAACATTTCTCAAACACTATTGCGAGAAATAACAGAAGAATTAGATATAAGTGTTAAAGAAGAGGTCATTAAGATATATCCATTAGACCAATATCACACAAGAAATGGAGAATTTAGTTACTACTCTTTTGCTATACTAGTTGAAAAAGAATTCATACCAAAAATAAATCACGAATCAGGCGGATACACATGGGTAGATACTAATTATGTGCCGAAACCATTACATCCAGGCACTAGACGAACTCTCTTCAGAAAGAAAAAACTAAAAATCATAAAAGAAATTATATCGTCATTGAAAGTCTAACATGATAAACTATAAAGACATAACAAGATTAGATTTAGAAACTAGTAGTTTATGTAATGCTGAATGTCGAGTGTGTAATAGGAGACACAATGGCATAAAGAATCAAACATTCACAGAAACATATATGACCATTAAACAAGTTAAAGAATGGTTTTCTGAGGACTTTATTGAAAACTTAGGACTGATTACAATGTGTGGCAATTATGGAGATTCCATGACTAACCCAGATTTGATTTCTATTTTGAAACACTTTAGGTCTATAAATCCAAATCTAAGATTTCACATGAACACAAACGCAAGTGGCAGAAATGCAACATTCTGGCGTGAGTTAGGTGAGATATTCTCTGTCAACAATTCTACAGTTGTATTCAGTGTTGATGGTCTTGAAGATACAAACTGGATATATAGAAAAGGCACACATTGGGATAAAATCGTGTTAGCAATGGAAACATATATTTCAACTGGTGCGAACTCTCATTGGGAATTTCTGGTGTTTAGACACAACGAACATCAAGTAGAAGAAGCAAGACAACTTGCAAAAGATATGGGAGTTACTGAGTTCTTTGCCAAAAGAGCGTTGGGTTACACTACTAGCAAAGACAAAGACAATAATATTATTCAATCAATGAAAGTATATGGTAGAAAAGGCGAGTATCAATATACAATCATGCCACCAGCAAAAACAGTTTATGATGTTGAGAAACAATTTAACAAAAAAAATATAGGAATAGTTGTGCCACAGAACATGCTCTCAGATTCAGAAAAAGTTGGATATATTTCAGATATAAAATCAGATTTAGAAAAATCTTACATTAACATTGAGCCCACTGAACCTAGAAAGTTATTCTTGCAGAGTTTTGAGAGAACCAATCACATAGGCAAAATAAACAGAGAGTTAACTGAACAAGAAGTAGAATTAGGCAAATGTGATATAGATTGTTTAGCAATAAAAAATTCACATATTTTTGTTAACAGTTATGGATTAGTTTTTCCATGTTGTTGGCATGCCGCACTGTATGATGATGAGTTTGGCGACATAGATACAGTTGCCCCACTAATAAATTTCATAAAATCTTTTGGTGAAGATACTATTTCATTGAAACACAAATCTATAAAAGAAATAATAGATGGCGAAATATATACATCTGGTTACTTAGAAACATTTAAAGATAGAGATATAAGAAATAAAAGACTTAAGTCCTGCTCCTTCCTATGTGGTTCATTATAGACTGATACAAAAGATATTATATCGTCACTATAGTCTCCTCTAAAAAAGAGTAAATAATAGTGTTAGAGGAGATATAATGAACAAACATATTATAAACTTAGAGACACAACGATTCATTCGTGATTGTAAAAAAGTTCTTAAAGGTGCGCCGACTAGCAACAGCCTAAGAAAAATCATCATTAATTCAAGTCCAGGTCGCATAGAATATCTGAAAAGAGGTTTAAATGTTACTGAGTCACGACTTGTAGATATAGTAATAGCAAAAGTCAAAGAAGAATCAAAAAAGTCATTATCAGCAAGTAGTCAACGAATTAATATATTGGCTATAAGTGTGTTGGAAAATTTATCAACAGAAAGTTCAGAATTTGCTATTGAAGAAATAACGAAAAGATACAGAGAGAGTATCAATCCAGTAAAAGCATTGTATTATGATTTACAAGAGATTATGTTTCTTTATGATGGCAAACCGAAGAACAAACATCACCAGTTCCTAATTAACAAATTCAAAGATATCGAATCATTTGAAAAGATAATAGAAGCAGTCGATAAAGATATAAAGGATCTTAATGAATGCAAACAACGTATCAATAAATTAAAAACTGACCATAATTATCCAAACACGACTGAACATCTAAAGAAGATAGTAGATTTACATAATGAGATGATTCAATGGAATACGTTATTTGAAGCATTTCCTGGGTGGATTGAAGATAATTCATTGCCGATTGTCCCTACACACAAAGGGTCTAAGAAATTATGTCGTACTATCAAAAAATTATTCAAATAATCAAAAAAAGTGGTTGACAAGGGGTTCTTGTTATGCTATATTATAAACATAGCAATAAAAGTCTAATTAACTTTTGTTAATAGTGCAAGGAAGAGGCTTTCACCAGAGAGTCGAACTTGACTAACCAGGGGTGGTACCCAGGCTTTACCTGGAAAACAGAGGGAGTCACATCGAAGTCACTTTCGGGGTTAGGTTGTTGAGGTTATAGAATGGTATCTGTGTCCTCACTTGTGAGTAAATCCATAGTCTCACCTATTCTGCTTACATAAAAAAGGGAACCTTAGGTTCCCTTTTTCATTTATTATGTTAGAGTTGATTAGTAACCTCGACCTGGACCATATTGGTAAGATTCATCATTATAACCAACGTCTGTTGACGCAGTTGTAGTGATTGCACCCATATCTTGGTTATCAACAACAGGACCTGGGACTGTACCTAAGGCGGTATAGCCACGAGTTCTACCTGTTGAACCACCAGTTACTGAACTATGTCCTGCACCTGCTGTCGGCAAATCATCACCGCTTGATGTAATCGCACCAAAATCAGACATTTCTCTTAAATCGATTGTACGTCTAACCTTAATTCGAGCCATTCCAGCGATTGCTCTAAGACCTCTATATCTTGCCATGTTATTTCTCCCATAAGATTGATGTTGAGGTGGGAATCCCCAACCATCAATAGTATTTATCTGTTTTAAGTATTATATTATATGTAAAGTTATGAAACTATATCGGAATCGGTTATTAAACCTCTATCGTATGTGTAATTGTCTGTATCTGTGTCTGTAAT